GGCGATGCTGTCATCACTTACAGAAGTAAGAACTCACGCAGACTTAAATATAATATATGCACTCGTGATTTTTCTACACCTTATATAAAAGGAAAGAAGAATAGAGCTAAAGAAGCACACGATACCGTCCTACTCTTTTGTTGGGATACGGACTCTTATCGCTTATTAATGCCGAAGAATGTCACTAGCATAGTGCCTTTGAATAGGATAATTAAAAATGATTGATTTTAGCACACCTAGCATATATGAAAGAGTAATCAATGAAAAAGATAATTTACAAATTCGATTAGTAATAAATACTTTTAGAGGTGTAGAGTATCTTTCCCTAAGGAAATATTATTTAGATTTTGACGAAGAATGGTTGCCTTCAAAAGAAGGCATCAGTATACCCTTGGATTTAGATAATACTCAAGAACTTTTTACAGGGTTAGTAGAAATATTATCTCTTGCAGAAAGTAAAAGTATTATTGAAAATGAGTTCAAGGAAATATTAGATGAAATTTACCAGAGCTAAAAATAATTCTTGACTTCTCCTTAAAAACTTGTTATAATATATATTATGATTATAAAAGGAACATTAAATTACGACCAGCACGGTCGCAGACGAAAGACAGTTAAAGCAAAACGAAAGACCAATAGGTCTAAGTGGAAAAGTATTGGGGCTGTAGCTCAGTCGGGAGAGCGTCGCCTTTGCACGGCGAAGGTCGAGAGTTCGAATCTCTCTAGCTCCACCAATGCAGGTAAGGGAACTAAAGTAGACAATTCATGGAAACTTGAAATCAGTAAGAAGTATACAATTGCACCAGCATATAATAAAGGTGCATATCAAGTAATCCCTCGAGAAGATGTTGAACATATCGGAAAATAGTTCTTGACAAATGGTTAAATTTTTAGTATAATATAAAAATGTTAGAAAATCTTATCAAGCGAGCAAAAGAAGCATATTATGGTGGGTCTCCCATTATGAGTGATGAGATTTTTGATTACCTTTCAACAATGGCAGAACAAGAAAGTATCGGATATAAGAGTTCTTATGAACGAAGATACAAACACTTGTTTCCATTGTTCTCCCTCCAGAAAGTAATAAACGGAATCGACACTGCTCCTGATTGGGGCAGTGATGATTTTATTACTACTGCTAAACTAGATGGTGCAGCAGTAAGTATTCTATATGGTGCAGGAGAAATGCAGAAAGCACTAACAAGAGGTGATGGAATAGAAGGATTAGATATTACACATAATATTTCACACTTAGTGCCAAACCAAATTGAACATGAAGGAGTACTACAAATAAGTGGAGAAGTAGTTGCTCCTAAAGATATACCCAATGCAAGAAACTATGCAGCGGGAGCGTTATCTTTAAAAGATTCCAAAGAGTTTGCTACAAGAGATTTATATTTTATAGCACACGGAGTCTCTCCATATATAACAGACAACTATGTTTCAGACATGAGGTACTTAGCTGACCTTGGTTTTGAAACTGCCATTTGTAGTGATTACAAACAGTTTCCTCATGATGGCTCAGTATTCCGTATAGCACAAAATGATAGGTTTGATGACTACGGATATACAAGCCATCACCCCCGAGGAGCTTTTGCTCTCAAACAACAGGAAAAGGGAGTAGTCACTACACTCCAATCAGTATCTTGGCAAGTAGGAAAATCAGGAGCAGTATCTCCTGTTGCCCACTTTGAACCAATAGAGATAGATGGAGCAACAGTATCAAAAGCAACACTACATAACAAGTCAATAATCGAAGCACTTAATTTAGAATTAGGGTGCCAGATAGAAGTAATAAGAGCTGGTAAAATTATACCACAAGTATTGAAAAGAGTAGAATGAGTGTTGAAGACGTACTAAAAAGAACAATAGCAGAACAAGAAAAACAAATTTATTATTTATATAAAAGAATCGAAGAATTAAATGAAGTACTCAAAGGAAGAAGTAGAGAACAGCAAGAGAATATACAAGAGCGCGACGCCTAAACAGACCTTAGATTGGTATGTTAAATGGGTAGGTTCTACTATATTGCTTTGTGCAATGATATTCAGAGCTGAAGGACTTTATCCCTTAGCTGATTTAGTTTTATCTTTTATAGGTGTTACCCTTTGGTTATGGGTAGCCCTTCTTTGGCGAGATCGAGCACTCATAATACTTAACGCAGTAGCAATATTAGTATTAGGTTCTGGATTACTTCGCTATCTAACTCCTCTCATAATTGCATGAGCGGAGTATACAATCAAACTTACTTTGATAATCACCCTCATGAAAAAGATAGAGAGGGAGTTCTCTATGGAGTAATCCTAGTAAATCAAAGAACTTTTCAAAGAGAATGTATTAAAGTAGGAATCGCTAGTGGGAAAGACTGGCGACATGTAATAAAAAGAAGTCGTGGCTTCAAAGGGTATGATTTACGAATCCAGAGAACTTTCCATGACACGATTTACAACTGCTGGAAATACGAACAAGAGTTGCACAAGAAGTATGAAAATGATAGTTATAAACCTCAACAAAAATTTGGTGGGCATACAGAGTGTTTCAAAATTTCGTCCCTTATCCTGCAGGACTTCCCAAAAAATAATTCTTGACAGATGGTTAAATCTTTAGTATAATATATTATATAAAAATGAAAGAGAGACAGAAATTGAGAGAAATAATTATACCGACACATTGCCCAAACTGTAATTCAGAGTTGGAAACTGTGAAAGACCAATTATTTTGTAGAAACCTCGATTGTTCTGCTCAAAGTTCTAAGAAGATTGAACACTTTGTCAAGTCTTTAAGTATAAAAGGTTTGGGAAAAGCAACAATTGAAAAGTTAGACTTGCAGGACTATCATGAAGTTTACTCTTTTACTGAAGAAGAGATTATATCTCTTTTGGATTCGGAAAAGTTAGGAGCAAAGTTGTTTGCTGAGATAGAAAACTCTAAATCAGCAGACTTAACAACACTCCTTCCAGCTTTTTCGATACCGCTGATAGGGCGGAGCGCATCTAATAAATTGACCAAAAAGGTCTCGAATATTTCAGAGATAACCTATGAAAAGTGTATAGATAGTGGTCTCGGTCCTAAAGCGGCGTCGAATTTAATCAGTTGGTTAGAACAAGTTTTTTATCCAAACGAGTATGATGATTTACCTTTTTCATTCTCTTGTGAGAAGCCAGTAGTCAGCTATACTAAAGGTGTAGTTTGTATAACAGGTAAACTAAAGAGCTATCCTACTAAAGCAGCGGCTCAAAAAGTTTTACAAAACTATGGATTTGAGACAAAGGACAATCTTACAAGTAAAGTAACGATTCTATTAAATGAAAGTGGTATAGAATCGGCAAAAACAAATAAAGCCCAAGATATGGGTATAAAAATTTACGATAACATTAAAAAATTAATTAAGGAAAATTAGAAAAATGGCATTACCAAAATGGACAGACGAAAGAACACAGCAACTAGTGGACTTCGTCGGTGACTCAAGCCCTGTAACACAGGCAATGGTTGCAGATGCTGCAGAAGAATTAGAAACTTCAACAAGAAGTGTTTCTTCTAAGCTAAGAAAAATGGGTTTTGATGTAGAACTAGCTTCCGCATCAGCTTCTAAGTCCTTCTCAGAAGAGCAAGAAGCAACCCTACAGAACTTTGTTGTAGATAACAGTGGAGTTTATACTTATGCTGAAATAGCATCAAACTTTGAAGGTGGAGCATTTAGTGCAAAATCTATTCAAGGTAAAATTCTTTCTATGGAACTAACAGAGCATGTTAAACCAGCTCCTAAGCCAGAAAGTGTTAGAACTTACACACCTCAAGAAGAAGAGCAGTTTGTATCAATGGTTAACGATGGCGCTTTTGTAGAAGCTATCGCAGACGCACTTGGTAAATCTGTAAACTCTATCAGAGGTAAAGCTCTATCATTACTTAGAAGTGGTGACATCAATGCTATTCCTAAGCAAGAGCATACAAAAGGTTCAAGCAAAGCAGACGTCTTAGCTGACCTTGATATTTCTGACATGACTGTACAAGAAATTGCTGATAACATTGGCAAGACTGTAAGAGGCGTGAAAACAATGTTGACCAGAAGAGGTCTACAATGTGCTGATTACAATGGTGCAGCTAGAAAAGAAATAGGCTAACTAGCAATATTTAGCAGGGAGGGGCAATCCCTCCCTTTTTTTGAGAGAGATTTATGAATATTGCCAGTGCGTTACTAAAACAAGTAGTTATACAACAAGATTTAGATACTTGGTCTCAGGTAAAAGAAATTTATTTACCAAATGAGTACCGAGGGATTTTTAACATCTTGGAAAAGCACGTAGACAATTATCAATCTCTCCCAACCTTTGCTGAGTTAAAAGCTGGTCAACGAGACCAGAGAATACAAGAAAAATTATCCGCTATAGAATCCATCGAAGTAGAAGTGGACGCAGATATGTTGCTCGACTATCTCAAGAATGAATACACTCAAACCGAAATATTAGATGAATTAGATAAGTATGTGGATAAAACTGTCACTATGGCAAGTGCAGAAGAAAATATAGAACAATTACAAGAAATAGTCCTAAATGTAAGTGATAAGGTAGATGTTACTCCACCTTCAGAAAGTATGCAAACGATTACACTTTTTGAAGATGATGAACAAAGAGCAAAGTATTTACCTTTAGGACTTAATACAGATTATGACGCAAGCGTCAAATTTTCACCCAAAGACCTTGTGCTTGTGGGTGGACGACGAGGTTCTGGTAAGTCTTTGACTTCCTGTAACCTTGCTGTCAATGTATATGATTCAGGCAGAACTGCTCTTTATTTCACTATTGAAATGGATAGTCGTTCTATCTTACAAAGAATGTGCTCAATCAGTACAGGAGTTACTTTTACTAATATTCGTGATAAACTCATGAATCCAGAAGAATGGAACCTTGTTGCAGGTTGGTGGGCAAATCGTTTTCAGGGTGGAGACGAACTTTTAAGAGAATATGAATCAACTAGAGACTTTGATGACTTTCATAGAAAGTTAGTTAAGAATCCTTTACACGAAGACAGGCAATTAGATGTAATCTACGATCCAGCCCTCACTCTCTCAAAAATTCAAAGCGAACTCGATAAGAGGGTTAGTCGCACAGACATTGGTATCGTAATCGTGGATTATCTAAACCAAGTTCGTCGCCACAATGCACCAGGCAGAAACAGTCAATATGACTGGCAGGAGCAGATTGAAATAAGTAAGAAACTAAAGTCTTATGCTCAAGAGTATGAAACTTTAGTTTTTGCTCCATATCAAACAGATTCTAGTGGAGAGGCTAGATTTGCAAAAGGTATATTAGATGCGGCTGACGCTGCTTACTCCCTTGAAACTTGGGAACCCGCAGACCAATGTATGACATTTAACTGTACCAAGATGAGAAACAATGAAGTAAAAGGTTTCTCAAGTCATGTAAACTGGAAGTCACTGAAGATTGGTCCCGCTTCTGCTTTGACTCCAACAGAAAAAGAAAAAATGAAAGAAGATATGGGACTAGGAGTAGATGGTGAGGAGGCACAAGACTTATGAGGCTTTTAATCTATTCAAAACCAGGTTGGAGACTCTTTAAAGATAAAAATCTTGTAGGATTACCTCGCTGGGTTATTAGAAATGACAGTACCAAGAGTGAGACCATATTTAATGGCGTCTGGTATAATAGAGAAAAAATACTAAAAATATTTAAGGATATAGAATGATACTATACACAGAAAAACAATTACAAACAGCATACATAGTTTATGTAAGAAAATTACATCAATACAATCTTAGTAGTGATATTTATATAGAGATACCTACATTGGAAGAGTTTAGACCTATGTATGAAGCAGAAATGGAGTTTGAGTACGGTGACGACTTCCTCCACTAAAAAATTTAGAAAACATGAAAACATATGCAGGTTACTAGATATACCAATAACTTGTCCATATTGCGGAGAAATATTAGATGATAGAGATAATTCAAGGAAATTGCGTAGAGAAACTGACAAGGCTAAAACCAAGAACAGTTAATACTTGTATTACAAGCCCTCCATACTGGTTACTTAGAGATTATGGAACAGGCACATGGACAGGAGGTAGAGCCGACTGCGATCATAGAGGAGATGCTATGAGATCATGGCAAATGAGCTCAGGCACTAAAGCTCCAAAGGAATTTTATATTAAGGAATGTAAAAAATGTGGAGCAGTAAGAACAAACGATGAACAATTAGGATTAGAAGAAACACCAGAAAAATTTATAAAAAATATGGTAAGAGTATTTAGATTTGTAAAAAATGCTCTTAGAAATGATGGAACACTATGGATAAACATGGGAGACACATACCAAAGCAATCTACAATTAACTGGTATGCCGTGGAGGTTAGCATTAGCACTACAAGAAAGTGGTTGGTATCTTAGACAAGATATAATTTGGCACAAACCAAATCCCATGCCAGAAAGTGTAAAAACTAGATGTACTAAATCTCATGAGTACATATTTTTATTTAGTAAAACAAAGAAGTATTATTTTGACCATAAAGGAATTATGGAAAAAGCAGTTTATGAAGAAGGATTAAGAGCAAAAAGATCTGTTTGGACTCAAACTGCAGATTCATCAGCTAACTCAGATCATTTTGCTACGTATCCCAAAAAGTTAATAGAACCTTGCATTATTGCAGGGAGTCCAAAAGGAGGACTTGTTTTAGATCCTTTTGCAGGATTAGGAACAACAGGAATAGTAGCAGAAAATTTAGGAAGAAATTCAATAATGATTGAATTAAGTAAAGAATACATAAAACATATGAAAAAAAGAATAAAAAAGGAAACATGATAGTAACAGATATAAGAATATTAAGAAAGATGTCAAAAGAAGTTTTTGATAAAGTAAGTGATAAAACTATAGATGAAATGAAAAAAGTTATGGAGGAGCATAAAGGAGTTGGGATTGCTGCAATTCAAGTAGGAAAAGCAATAAGAGTTTTTCTAGCTGGTAATCCTCCTCAAGTATTTGTGAATCCAAAAGTAATAAATAAAAGTACTTATGCTAAAACAGATTGGGAAGGGTGTCTGAGTTGCCCAGGAGCGCACGTAAGAGTTAAACGCTCCCATAGTATAACATTAGAGTATCAAAATGAAGAAGGAAAAATAATTCGTAGAAAATTTAAAGGATTTGATGCTCGTGTAATACAACATGAACTTGACCATTTAAATGGATATTTAATAATAGATAGAGGAAAAGTATATCAAGAATGATAGATTTATTTTTAAATGATGTAAAAAATGTAGGCGAAGGACATAAGTATAGAATCTTTCATGGCAAACTTTTATGGATATGGCCATACTATATATTAGAAGATTCTTCAAACAGCTCCTTTAGACAAGGTGTAGAATATAATGTAAAACTAACAACTTATTATTTTAAGACGCTAAAACAAGTAAGAAAACTAGGTGATAATTTAACAGATAGAATAGGAATAAAAGAAATATGACAGTAGAAGAACTATTAGTAGAAGAAAAAATACCATTTAAGATGTCTCCAGCAGATTTTGTTGTATCGTGTCTAAATCCTGAGCATGACGATAGCAATCCTAGCATGCGAATAGATAAGATAACAGGAGTATTTAATTGTTTCTCTTGTGGTTATAAAGGAAATATATTTAAGTTATTTGATAAGCCAAGCAACTATTTAGACATAAAAAGAGAAAAAGTAAAACAAACAATAGATAAAAAAAGATCAGAATCAGTAGGACTACTTATGCCTAGAGATATAGTGCCATATGTAGGAAACGAAAGAAATATAAAGCCTGAGACATATAAAAAGTTTGAGGCGTTTTTGAGTGCAAACTCACCTTTCACAAATAGAATAGTCTTTCCAATTAAAGATATTACAGGAAAGATTGTGGGATTTAATGGAAGAATACTAGGAAAAAATATAACAGGACAACCTAAGTATATCTTTCACCCACCAGGAGTGAAATTACCACTTTACCCTTTAACATCATTATTTACTCCTAATAAAGGTAGAGTGCTTCTTGTAGAAGGTATTTATGATGTAATAAACTTGCATGACAAAGGATTAACCAATGCCGTGTGTTGTTTTGGAACTCATAATATTACTACAGAAAAACTTCAACTTCTTAAAATGAAGGGAGTTGAACAGGTCGACATATTCTTTGATCCTGATGAAGCAGGTAAAAAAGCTTCAGAAATAGTTATAGATATGTGTCAAAAAGTAGAACTAAAATACTATGAAGTTACTATACCACCAGATTTAGGCGATGCTGGTGCTCTTGGTGAAACATCAGTATTAAAATTAAAGGAGAATTTATATGGCTATAATTAATAGCAAAAAAAGAAAGAATGATGGAGGAGAATTTGGTATACTTGGAGGCAGACCTCCAATATATGATTGGGAAGCTTTTAAAAAAGAAATGGAAGAAGAAGACCCAGATCAGTATTACCTATCCCCACATATGAAAAAATGGTGTCTTGATAACTGGGGTAAAACAGAAGAGGAAATACAAAGAAGTTTTAGAAAAACTTTATGGAATAAGTTTGGTAAGAATCCTGCAACAACAGCCACTACTCCAGAAAAACAAAAAGCTTATCGACAATCTACTCGAGGAAAACTCGGTAAACGATTAGCAAGATTTAAAACTAAAAGTCCTTCTTTATATAAACGTGCAAAAGTAGTTAATGTACAGGCAAGTTTAGATTCGAGAAGGAATACATTTAACAAAAGAAAAGGAGAAGGAAAAGTGTCAAATTTAACAACATTAATAAATCACTTAGAAAAAACACAAAATCTAAATTTAGAAACTAACACTATTGAAGATTACTACACAAGAGAAATCATCAATTTAACAGAGGATTCATGGCAGTTAGACCACATTGACCCACAAGGCGGTAATAATGTAGAAAACTGTGGATTAACTTTAGAACAATATAATCAAATGAAAAACGCCTGGACTATAGAAGAAACTTTAAATGCTTGTGAAAAATTATTAAAGAATCTAAGACCAGACGCATTGAAAAATAGTTCTTGACACAAGGTTAAAAATTTAGTATAATATATAATATGAAAAAAATAGCATTAATAGAAAGTAAACCAAGCAGAAATAAGTTCTTTGAGCTTTTTGAGAATAAGATTCAGTTCGATTCTTATGTTCTTTGCTCTAATCCACAAGTTAAGAAAGTTCTTAAACGAGATGTGGATATAAATATAGATATAGATAAGTATGACTGGGTAATACTTGTAGGAAGCGAGCCATTAAAGTATTTTACCAAAATAAACTCTATTACAGAGTATACTGGTAGAATAGTTGAGGATAAGTTCCTGCCTGTTATTAATCCAGCCATGCTTACTTTTAAACCAGAAGCAAAGAAAACATGGAAAGAGTCTAGAGATAATATTGTAAAGTTTATTTCTGGTGAACTAAAACAAGAAAAGTTAAGCAGTGACGATTGTTTTGGCATAACAGATAGTAGAGAACTGAGCAGATTCTTGATAGAAGCAAGAGACCATGAAAATGACTTTATTGCACTTGACTCAGAGACAACTAGTCTCTACCCTCGTGACGGTCATATGATTGGTATAAGTTTAGCATACAAAGAAAATCATGGAGCTTACTTTCTAACAGATTGTATTGATGAAACTTGTGAAGCTCTTTTACAGCAGATATTTGATAAAAAGAAAGTAGTATTTCATAATAGTAAGTTTGATGTTGCTTTCTTTAGGTATCAGTTTGGATTTAAGTTTCCAAATTTTGAAGATACAATGTTAATGCACTACACATTAAATGAGAATCCAGGCACTCACGGCCTAAAACAACTCGCTCTCAAATATACTCCTTTTGGAGATTATGAGAAACCAATGTACGATTGGATAGAATCTTTTCGTAAGCGTAATGGCTTACTCAAACAAGATTTCACTTGGGATATGATTCCATATGAAATTATGAAAGATTACGCAGCAATGGACGCAGTTTGTACTTTTCTCATTTATCAGAAGTTCTTACCTAAGCTAGAGGAGAATGATAAACTCATGGGAGTATATCGTAATATTCTTCTTCCTGCAACAGAGTTTCTTCTTGATGTAGAGAGTAATGGTGTTCCCTTTGATAGAGAACGGCTAGAAAAATCTACGGTGCTGATGCAAGAGGAGATAGATAAAGCAGTACAAAAACTTTATGAATTTAAAGAAGTTCAAATATTTGAGAAAGCACAAGGTAAAGACTTCAACCCAAATAGTACAATGCAACTTCGTTCCCTTCTGTTCGATTATATCGGGCTAAAACCAACAGGAAAGAAAACAGGCACAGGAGCTGACTCAACTGATGCAGAAGTTCTTGGGCAACTTGCCGAAGAACATGCCGTTCCACAGCTTGTTCTCGATATTCGACAGAAAGTAAAAATCAAGAGTACATATCTTGATAAAATTATTCCCGCACTTGACATGGACAGCAGACTCCGTACAGGTTTTAATCTGCACGGTACAACATCAGGTCGTCTATCTTCTAGTGGGAAAATGAATATGCAACAAATACCTCGTGATAATCCTATCGTCAAGGGTTGCATATGAGCTAAGCCAGGGCATAAAATTGTTGCCATGGACTTAACTACAGCAGAAGTTTATTGCGCTGCCGTACTGGCAGAAGATAAAGCACTTCAACAGGTGTTTCAAGAAGGTGGAAACTTTCACTCAAACATTGCGAAATTAGTATTTAATTTACCCTGTGAAGTTGACGAAGTTGCAGAATACTACTCAACAGAAAGACAG